TAAATATTTCAAAGAAGTAGAATATAAAATGGATGCAGACTTTCTTGCTAAACTAGATAAAGCGAGAGAGTTTGCTAAAGTACCATTTGTAATTAATTCTGCTTATAGAAGTCCAGAGCATCCAGAGTCTATAAAAAATCCTACGTCAAGTCATATTAAAGGTTTAGCAGTAGATATAAAAGCAACTGATAGTAGAACTAGGTACAAAGTATTAAATGCTCTTATACAAGTTGGTTTTAATCGTATTGGTATTGCAGATACATTTATACACGTTGATGACGATAAAGACAAATCTCAACAAGTAATTTGGACATATTAATATGAGTGATACTAAATTAAGAAAGAACGGAGGTAAAGGTACATTCTTTGGAAACCTTTGGAGAGGTGTTGTAAAGAACAATATTCCAATGGGAGAAACAATTGTTGCTGCTATTGATGGAGGTAATCCAATAGATGTTATAAAAGCTATATCAAAAGATAAAGATATACCAGCAAAAGATAAAGAAATGATGTTGGCAGATCTAGAACAAGATGTAATGGAAATGCAAGAAGTAACTAAACGTTGGGAGTCAGACAATAAAGCAGATTCATATATTACTAAAAATATAAGACCATTGAGCCTTGCTTTTTTAACATTAAGTATGTTTACTTATATAATACTTGATAGTTCTTTAGATGCTTTTAAAATAGACCAGCAATGGATATCTTTACTTGGTAACTTACTAATGCTTGTTTACGGAGGTTATTTTGGTGCAAGAACATTAGAAAAAATAAGAAAAAATAAGTAACCACTTTTTTATTTAAAAATAAATATATAACTTTACATTTTTTTAAGTAACTATTTAAGTATTTATATTTATGTATGTCATACATATAATTATATATTAATAGATTAAAAATAAAACAATAAATAGATTAAAAATAAATATAAGTCTTGGGAAAACTTGTATTTGTTAATCTGTGTTAATAACTATATTTTATCAATACATAAATAAATAGTATATTTGAGTACTAGATTATTTTTTCCCATAAAGTATTTTTTAGTTTTGTTTTAATTATCATTTGCATTAAGAAGGAGGGTCTAAAAGCTCTCCTTTTTATATTTTAACATTTCTTTAACACTTTTATATGTTTTTATTATTTACATTTACATCATCAAATAATAATAACATTAAAATACAAACAAAATGACAACTTTATCAAACACAACAATTAAAGACATTATTGCAAAAACATCATTTCAAGAAGGAAGTTTAAAAGCAGATTTATTATTAACTGGAATGAATTGTGGTTTTAGTTTTATTCAGTCTTATAAAAATGCAATACTATTAACTAAATAAAAAAAAGGGGGAGGGTAAAACCTCCCTTTTTAATAAATTATGAGAGTAAACGAATCACTTTGGGATGCATTAAAATCTACAATAGAAATGCATACTGAACAAGACCACAACATTACAGATGTGTTGATTAACTATCAAGTTAAAGAGAACAATGGAATTAAAAATATTATTAAATTAAATGTAACAATAGATTAAAATGGAAAAATTAAGAAAGATTCAATGCGAATTAAAAGCACCAAAAAACCAAAGAAACAATTTTGGAAAGTACAACTACAGAAGTTGTGAAGATATTCTAGAAGCAGTTAAACCTCTACTTGATAAACACAAATGTACATTAACAATCTCTGATGAAGTAAGAGAAGTATGTGGTGTATTGTTTGTTGAAGCAATAGTATTTATATCTGATGGTAAAGATTCAGTACATACTAAAGCACAAGCTGGTATAGATCCAAACAGAAAAGGTATGGACATAGCACAAAGTTTTGGTAGTAGCTCATCTTATGCACGTAAGTATGCCTTAAATGGTTTATTTTTGATTGACGATACAAAAGATGCTGATTCTACTAACACACACGGAAAAGGTGCTAAAACAACTGAAAAGAGTTGGTTAAACAAAGGTACTGCTGAATTTAAGAAAGTACAAACATACTTAAAAGGTGGAGGTAACATTTCTAAAGTTGAAGAAAAGTACAGAATATCAAAAGAAGTAAAAGAACTTTTAACTAAATAAATATGAATGACTTTGAATTAAGACCAACAGACAAGAAAGACCATTACAGATTCTTCATTAATGGAGTAGATGTAACTGGCGAACAAGAAAGAAGCACTTTTAGACATATTATAGAAGTGATAGATAATAAAATTACAACTGGATTATAAATTAAAAACAAGTAAAATTATGAGTACAAACAAAAGTTATTTATTAGGAGATGTTGAATTAAGATTAGACGAAATCAAAAACCTTAAACAGTATTTTGAAAACGTTTTAACTTACAACGCAAAAAGAGAATTAGTTGCAAAGAAAGGAGAAGATGGAAAAGAGTTAAAGAAACTCAAATTAAACTTTTCTATTTTTGAAGAAGGTAACTACGGACAAAATGTTTCTTTTACTATTCCACAAACAAAGGAACAAAGAGATAATGGAGAAAAGAAAAGATATGTTGCCAATGGTAAAATCTACTATGCATCAGATAACTTACAATCTTTTGTTCAAAAGTCAGAAGCAAAGGCAGAGAAAGCAACACCAGTTGCAGCAGATGATTTGCCATTTTAAATTATAAGGGAGGTGTAAAAACCTCCTTTTTTTTTGACTATGTGGAACTATAAAGGACAAAGAATAAAATCAAGAGAAGATTTACCAGCAGAAGCAGTTGGGTTTGTTTACAGAATACTTAATAGACGAACAGAACAAGTTTACATTGGTAAAAAGATACTGCTTAACAAACGTACAAGACCACCTCTAAAGGGATATAAAAGAAAGAGAGTTGATTACGTTGAAAGTAACTGGATGAAATATACTGGTAGTAATAAAGAAAGTAAAAAATGGGAAATAGAAAATTGTTATAGGGAAATTATATATATTTGCTACAATAGAACAATGATGAGTTATTATGAAACAAAACTACAATTTACCGAAAACGTTTTAGAAAATGATAAATTCTTAAATGATAATATACTTGGTAAATATTACAAGAAAAAAATACAAAAATATATAGATGACGAACAAAACAAAAATACAAGATGATGAAACAAAGAGAATGTTTATGCAACTTATGGAGGATGATGCCTATGTTGATATTAGCGAAGATGTTAAATATCCACCAGTTGCAATAAGTTGTGGCACTTACAATGATATAAATCATAATGGAGATGTTGTAGAATATCATATACCGATTGGTACTTATGGTAATTTTTCTTTTATACAAGCACCACCAAAATCAATGAAAAGTTTTTTTTCTAGTTTACTTGTATCAGCATACCAAAGTGATACAAATAAATATAGTGGTTTAATAAAAGGTCATAGAAAAGGCAGAAAGATAATTCATTTTGATACAGAGCAAGGAAAGTTTCATTGTCAAAAAGTATTCAGAAGACCAATACTAATGAATGATATGCCAGATGATAATAATTATTATACTTATGCTTTAAGAACAATGAGTTATAAAGATAGGGTTGATTTTATTGATTACATCTTAAATGACAAGTTAGAAGGTAAAGACATTGGTTTAGTTATCATTGATGGTATTGCTGATTTAGTTGCTGACGTTAATAATTTAGAACAATGTAATGAAGCTATACAAAAGTTAATGAGCTGGACAGATGAGTTGCAATGTCATATTGTTACAATAATACATAGTAATTATGGGTCTGATAAACCAACTGGGCATCTTGGTAGTTTTTTAGAAAAGAAAGCAGAAACACAAATTAAGTTAGAAAAGAATGGTGTTAATCAAGGATGGATATCTGTTGAATGTAAAAGAAGTAGAAACAGAGGTTTTGAAACTTTTAGTTTTACAATAAATGAAAATGGTTTACCAGAATTTGTAGATAATGATATTGATTTATAAATAAAATTACTATATTGCGTTTATGCTAAAATGGAAAGAAAAAGATTTATTTGAATGGTTATCAAAAAACCACTACAAGACATTAGTAAACAGTAAAAATCCAATATCAAGATGGGATTGCTACGACATTGAAACGCAAAGCAGAATAGAATTAAAGTGCAGAAAGAAACATTACGATACTTTAATACTTGAAAAGTCTAAATACGATGCTTTAATAAAAGAATCAAATAAACATTTTGATATACCAATATACATCAATAGTACACCACAAGGTATCTATCTATTTAATTTAAACAAAGTAGATTTAAAATGGTTTGAGAAATCATTACCAGCCACATCAGAGTTTAAAAACAGAAGGTGGGTAAAAAAACAAGTAACAGAAATAAATATAAAACAAGCAATAAAACTAAAATAATATGGAAACAATTAAACTATTAAACAACGAAGTATTTAACAAGAAAGACATTTTAAGTAAGATGATGGATGATGAATTTTACTATGGTTATCTTGGTGTAAATGCATTATCAAGTTCAGCATCAAAGAAACTTTTAGATTCTCCTTATGCTTATTATCGTTCACTAACAGAAAAACAAACAAATGTACAAGCATTAAGAGATGGTCAACTAATACACCTTATGGTACTTGAGCCACAAAAGGTAGACTACTTAACATTTACAGAAGGTACAAAAGCATCAAAGCAATACAAGTTAGCAGTTCAAGAAGTTGGCTCACACAACGTATTTACAAATGCAGAATATAATAAAGCAAAAAAGATATCAGAGAGGGTAAGAAGTGTAACTGATGTAAAAAATATACTGGATGGTGCAAGATTTGAAATACCAGCAATTGACACATATAATGATTTAGCATTTAGAGGTAAAGCAGATATATTAAAAGATGGTGTTGTAATAGATCTAAAAACAACTGCTGACATAAAAGGTTTTGAAAGGTCTGCTAATTATTTTTCTTATGACTTACAAGCTGCATTGTATTTAGAATTGTTTGGAGCATTTGACTTTGAATTTATTGTAGTTGATAAAAGTACACTTGACGTTGGCATCTTTAAATGTTCTGATAACTTTATTGATAGTGGTAAAAGAAAACTTGATATTGCAACACAAAGATATTATGACTACCTACAAACAGAAAATATAGAAGATTATGTTACAAGAGGAACTTTGTAAAAATAAAGAGATTATTGCTTATAGAAGTTGTGTTGATAGTTATTTTAGTAATGGAGATAGAAAAGACATAATGGAATATTGGCTACAACTATTTGAACAGAAAAGATTTTGTGAAGCAAAAGGAGTAGAGAAAGCACTTGAACTAATTGACATATACGAGGACTTAAATGCCAAAGATTAAAAAGAAGATACATTTAAAAAATTGTAATTATAAACATCAGCAGTATTGTTTTAAAAAAGGTTTTATTATTTACCCAGTTGTATCTGGTAACAGTTATAAAGTTTACTGCAATAGAATAAAAAGCAATTACTATATGAAAGGAAAAGAATTTAATAAACAAGAATCATTCCAAGCTATTTGGGATCTATACACAAAAATATACAATTATGACATTAATAAGATACGAGATTAAGGCTGGATTTTTTAAAGGTTTACTACTTGGAGTAAGGCACTATACATTTGATGATGTTGAAATGTATGAAGAAGATATTGTTTTATACATTGGTATCTTTCAAATAATAGTAACTAAAATATACGAGAAATAATGAATACAAGAGAAAAATGGGCAGAGATGCAAGAAGAACAAGATAGTATTGTTAAATCAGTTGTAAGTTCATATAAAGAACGTTCAAGAGTTGGTATAGAGAAATACAACAAGACAATGGATAGAAACGATTTAAGCACCTCTGAATGGCTGCAACACCTACAAGAAGAATTAATGGATGCAACATTATATATTGAAAAACTAAAACAAACATTATGTACAAAAGAAAATTAATACAGAAACTACAACAACTAATTGACAAATTACCAGCTTGTATTAGAAGGCAAGATGCAATGGATGACTTAATAGATTTAAAGTTAAGTGAATCAGATTATCATTATGTATCATTAAAAAACAAATACAAAGACTTATGAATAAATCAAGCACAGAAAAAGGACTGATATCATTTATAGTAATGGCGTCAATAGTTGCTTATATTATAATTGGCATTGTTTGTATTACAATTTCGTAAATGTTAAAGAAATGTTAAAGTCTATTAACATAGTTGTTAATTAAATAATTAATTCTATATTTGAGTATAATTAAAAACAAATATTATGACAATAGTAACAAGACAAGAGTTTAGAAGTTTAGAATCAGAAAAAATTGGACAATACCAATGGTATATAAAAGGAGCTAGTTTATCTCAAGAGGTTGCTCTATATGATAGAATAGTAAGAGATTTAAAAAAAGAATATATTATAAAAAAATAATAACAATGGGAGGGTAAAACCTCCCTTTAAAAACAAAACAAGATGAAAAAATTACAGACATTAGTATTGATTTTAGCACCAAGCTATTTTATAGCAAGAATGTTATTAGGTTTAATCTTTAATGTATAATTATGAAGAAGATGCTTACAAGATTCGGAGAGTTCGTATTTGTACTACTTATGATTATGATAGTTGCTTATATGTGCTTATGGTTTATATCAATGATATTAATATTATTTAACAGTTAAAAACAAAACAAATGGGAAAACAAAACAACTTAACACCAGAAACTTTAGAAACATTAGAACTAATTAAAATCTATGCTAAAAATAGTGATAACTGGTGGCTTGAAAATAAAATAGAAATTTTAGAAGTACAAATAATGATTGAGAAAAACAACGCACAAACAGAAGTGTATAAAAAACTAAATAATGGAGTTAATTAAACTAATAAAAACAATTGAGCCAGAGTACCATAATAGAGATTTTTGTATAAACTCATTGCCGAATGAAGTAACTTTAATTTCAGATACTGAACAATACTTAATAGAAGTAAGTTTAAAGAATGAGATATTAGAAACTAACTTTTATCAAGGAGAAGAAATATACAAAGCATCAGATGATGAAATAGATTACATCTATAATTATCTTGAACAATTATTAACAGACAAGATAGAAGAAACAAAACAATACTATAACGAACACAATTACAATTACCAAATATGGAGCTAACAAAAAAGAATTTAGAAAGGATTAGTGGTGCAATAATAACATCATTTGTAAACCAACACTTTTTAGAAGAAGCAATGCGTACTGGTTTATTTAGGCACAGAGTAAAGAACAATGTAAACAGAACTATAAAAGAGTTAATGCACATTGAATCTGAATACTATAATAAGATTGAAGATGTAGACGATAAAGGTTTAGGAGATAAACTAATTGCAAACAAATTAGAGTTTGTTAAATGGATCTTAAATGAATTTGACTTTAATGATTTCTGTAAGATACAAGAAGTATGTAAAGCATATACATTAAACAAAGAAGAAGTAACAAATGTAACAGACAAAATATTAATTGATAACGGAGCAAAATAAAATGAATATAGAAGATATAAAGAAAATAGGAGATAGTGTAAAAGAAGTATCTGGACTTGATATATTTGACAACACAAGAAGGAGAGATTATGTAGAAATGAGAGCATTAGTATGTTATGTTTTAAGAAAGAAATTAAGAATAGGTTTAACAAATATTGCTTTATACTTTCAATCAGAAGGAAAGACAATGCATCACGCAACAGTAATACATCTTGTTAATCAATATCCAATGTATAAAAGATACAATTCTAGGTTGGCAGAAATAGAAGATAGTTTTGAAGAAATAAACAATTTAGAATTTAATCAAGATTCTTATATAAGAAATCAATACTTAACATATAAGTACGATGAGTTAAGACAAAAGCACAAAGATTTAAAAGACAACATAAAAACAAATCCTATTCTTGAAGTTTTACA